GCTCCTATATGTTCATTGCTTGGATATTTATAGCCATTTTTTTGTAAAGTTTTATTTTGTAATTCTTTTTTAGGAATCCAACTAATTAAAAACCTCCCATTTTTATCTGGTCTAAAAATAACCTTAGTGTCTTTTACACCGTTTTCCCAATAAAAGCTACCTCTATTTAAATGATGCTGCATTATTAAAGAATCATTATAATCAATTTGTTGATATATTTTGGTTAAATTAAACAATGAGCCTTTTCTTTCATCTCTAAAAGCATGAGATTCACTTCTAGGAAATTGACGATAATATTCGTTTAAAGCGTCTGCATCTGATTTTAAAGACTCTACTTCTGCCTCCCAATAATCTATTGCTCCTTTTTTTATCCAATCTCCATCAACTCCCCTAATATTGCTTTTTGGATTATACAAAACAGGATTACCATATAAATCTATAAATCCTTCCATGTTATACTCCATAGGTATAAACAAAGAATATAAACCACTTTTAGTTTGACCATTTGCGTTTCTTTGTTTTATATTAGAATCTTCATAAAGTTTTTTAAAATTATTTCCTCCTTTATCTAAAGCGTTGGATGTAGAACCCATCAAACACTTTCCAATAATTTTACTACCTAGCCTTAAACATGTTTTTGTGACTCTCCAATTATTTAAAATATTATTTGGCTTTATCCATTTACCGCTTTCATCATGAACTAAAAGCAAAAGTTTTTCTCCATCATATGAATTATCATCTGTATTTTTCCAATCAATCGTAGTATCAAGTCCAGTAAGTTCATCTTCATTTATATGATACATGTTTTTTTTAGTTATTTTAGAAGCAGGAACTCTAAATGCTAATTCAGTTTTTGGTTTATCCATTCCATCCTGGATAGGTTTAAAAAAGAAAGGCAAACGACTTGATATAGGAACTACCTTGTCTGTAAACATTTTTTTTGAATCTGAACCTGTTTTAGATAGTATACCAACACGAGAGTCTTTAGCTAACGTTCCTGTGTTTACACATTCTGAAGANCCCATAAANGAAAACCCNGACCTTCTTATTTTTAAATATATCATACCGAAACTCCTGGTATCTGCTCGGCAAGCTTCCCAAAATAAATAAAAAATTCTATTTGCTTCTCTAAAATCAGGATAGCCTACATCAATAGTTGACCATTGTAAATAGGTATAATGAGCGCCAGTAATATAAGTTGGTATGCCATTGTTTAAAAACCACAAACCTTCTTCCCTTCTGTCAAATTCATTTTCTATATAGTCAACCCATTTGTTTTTGAAATTAATAGGCATTTCGTTCCATTGAAATATAGATTGTATTTTAGAAAGTTCTTTAGGTAATTCTTTTCTTTCCCAATATTGTTCACTAATAGATTTACTTCTTTTCAATATTGATTTAGGAGGTAAAGGTAGCCCTATTTTTAATCCTGAAATTTCAATAACAGAACCTATTTGACCGCTTTTAGAAATAACTATAAAATCATATTTGTCATCATACCCATACAACCACGTCTTAGCTTTATTTTTACGAGTTATAACTGACTTAGGAATATAGTCTTTTACCTCTTTAAATAATTTATTTTGACCTTCTTTCTGCAAAACCTTGTTTAGTATCGTGTTTATTTGTTTTTATATTTTCTATATTTTCTTTTTCACTTTCTATTTTTGACAATATATCAAACGCATCAAAGATAGCAAGTTTTTTAGTAGCTGCTGCATTTTTTAATCTATCGGCAGCTAATTCATCTTCAGGGTCTGGTTTTATTATATCTTCTTTAGCAACCTTTATTAATTGCTCTACTGCTTTTTTACCGGCTTCAATAATTTTAATTTTTAGTTCTTCTGCTTTCATTTTNAATTTGNTTTAATGCATCGGNTAAATGTTCTTTTTCCCAATGAGNTCGGTAATCATCTCCATGGGCAAAAGTCATGTCACACTGACTACATTTTATATTGTGTTTTTTATTCACATAACAAGGGTTATATGTTGCTCAAACATTCTATAAAGCTTGTTACCATCTATTTCAAATTCATATTCACTATCCGGGTGAAAACTTACAAAATCATTTTCTTTTACACCTTGTGATAAAAGTTTATCACTCACATATTTTATTTTACCCATCAAAGGCTCTTCAGTCAAAGGTTTAAAAATAAAACTTTCAGTAGGGGGGATAGGCTCTACAAAACAATATTTAGAATGAGTGTTCCATTTATTATTTTTATAATATAAAAAAAACTGCTCACTGTCTACAAAAAACAAGTTATTCATAAAATAACTTCTACCACTTTTTTGTCTTCCTTTAATATCGTTGTAAAATTTAAAAACATTGTGATGAACTAAAAGTATATCACCCGGTTCTATATCTCCAGTATAATTTAAAGGAGTTGACACCACTATAGCTTTTCTATTGGATGCTAAATGATTTTCTTCAGAGGTGTTAGTAATAATTTCTTTTCCTGATATATCAGTTTTATTATTATATCTTTCTCCATCTACAGGCTCAACAATAAAATAAAAAGGAGACTTCATTTAAAGTTTATGTTATATTCAATAGAAATGGGCATGTTTTTATTAAATTCTTTCCATTTATAAACTTCATTATTTTTTTCAATCCAAATAACAATTGATTCATCTACATCATTTTTTCTTATGTGAGTTATTTTATGTGTAGCTCCTAAAACATCTTGCCCTACAATATAATGCATTGAGCTAGATTTATAATCAGCTCCGATGGAAACTTTTCTAATTACCATTACAATAAATTAAATTAAAACAAAGATATAAATTATTTACCTTCCTTGTCCTCGATATAATTTACGATAATATTTAGAAGATATTAATGAAGATGTTTTAGTTTTAGAATGGACTCCAGGGCGTTTTATTTTTTTCTTTTCTTTATGAGTATAAGTTGATTGCCTAGCCATCAGTCCCTTTCATTATATTAGTTTTTTGTTTACTACCCATTGAGCTGCCAAAATAATATCCAATAACTTGAGTAAAAGCTGCAACTACCGCACCAAAACCCATATCAAATAATCTTTGAGATTCTTCTGGAATTTGCCATAAACCTATAGCTCCTGCAATAACAGCAACAAAAGATAAAGTTATTCCCCACCCCACAGTTTTAAATAAAATATCATTTGACCCTGATGCAACTGCTGCCATTTCTCTTTGACGAGCACTAGCTCTATCTGCGACTTCTGATTCGTAGGCTTCTAATATTAATTCTTGAGCTCTAATTTTATCATTTAAAGGGGCATCTGAATCTTTAATTGAAGAGATAACTTGCTCTATTGACATGTTGCCTTGAATTAAACTGCCAAGAGCGGGGTTTATTAGCCCTACACTTGCTTTGAGTAAACGACCTACAGTTGTTTGTCCAAATTTTTTCTTAGGCTTACTCATATAGCATATATTTAGATTTATTGTTTTCTTTTATAGCTTTAAAAATACGCCCTCTATTTTCGTCTTCTGATATCCAAGATACATGAACCCAATTTGGATTATTATTAGTTCCAAATTCCCAAATCAACTGGTCAAAATTTAAATTATTTCTTATGTGATGAAACATTTCAGCGTTAGTTTTATAACCAAATATGTCATCTAAATCTAAAGCTCTCCCTTGGCAATGTTGCGATTTAGAACTTCCCCCAATAGCTCTATTCAATTTTTTAGAACGATAAAATGAATTTATTTTAATAGGACCTCCCACCCATTCTCTTAAAGGCTCAAAAATATTATGAGCTATTCCATGCATATTGCTTAATGAATAAGAGTCAGGTATATTGTCAATATTTAAACGTAAAGCTGTGTTAGACTTAGTGGCTTCTTTGTACGATATATGCTTACTTATTCTTTCCACTTAATATATACCATTTGTGAATCGTATACCCTATTGACACAGATAATAAAATTATTTTTAAAAGTACATCAATGTCTGTCATTGATATGCTCAATGCTGTTAAGTTNATNGCGTANATTTTCAAATCAGTTATGTCCATTTTTACTTGTTATTACATACTTAAATTTTATATCGCCTGCTGTTGTTGTGGTTGTATACTTCATANTTTTATTTTATTGCTAAATATAAATAATTTTGACCGCTTCCATTTATATCAGGGTTTGTTTGAGAGGTTCCATTATTAAATTCAAACCCAGTAGAAGTAAAATCTACATAATTCTGACCATCAACATACTCTGCTATATTGCTGTTTATTGTCAAAGAACGATTAGTCCCCCGTGTTGTGTCAAATAATCTCCATCCCGTACCAGCAGTGCCTGAACATTTAAATATCACCATAGACGGAGCAAATCCAACGTTTATTTGATTTAAACTAGCTCCTGTCCCTGTATAGGTCCCGACTTTTTGATAGCCAGAAATTGATTTAAAACAATACATAATAATATCCTCGCCATTATTATAAGGGTCAGTAGTTTGAAATGAGATTGTTGTTGTACCGAATGTTGGGATACCGCTATTATCAAATATAGCATCACTATTTAAAAATCCTCTGCCAAACCCTGAAACTATAGTATTGTAAGTAAACCAATCTGATGATGAATNTAACCTTTTTGTAATAATTAACTCAGGCGCTCCATTTAATCCGTGACCAACTACCGTTGTGGTATTTGCTTGATACTTAACAACACTAAAACCTGATGCTTGATTTGCACTTACTATACTTGTTGTCGTTCCATCATTATTTATTGTTGGTATACTACTTGATTCCCACAGCCAACTACAATAATTGTATCCTCCATTAGAATCAGCGCCTGGCAAATAAAATCCTGGGACTGGAGCGTCATCCCCATCAACTTGAAATCTAGGATAACTAGAGCTAGTCCCACTTGATGGGTCATTTCCTGATTGTCCATTTGGAAACACCATTACACCGCCCCCTCTATTTGTATCTAACGCTCTCCATGAAGCTGTACCATTTAATTCTTTAATCCAAAGCAAGCCTGGAGTTACATTGGGGCTCATTATAGTTTGTGTGCTGTTATTTCCAGTGTAAGTTACTGGTTTAAAACTATTAGTTACAGTAGGTGTAGGCGCAGGATTAGAGCCTACAGCTAGGTAAACATAAGTAGCCGAAGCATTAACAT